GGTTTATTTGTTGTGCCAAGAAATGAACGATTTTCACTTCCTATCCCAAGAATCCTGCATGACAGGAGCCTTCGCCTGTTTTCAGTCAGGATTGCGGACTTGTTTCGCAATTACCTATTTATACACTTTCCATTGCTGCTGCCTTTTCCGGCACTGCTGTAAACCACGTTTTAGCCGCTGCGCTTTCCTCTGTTCCCACAAAGTCTGCTTTCCACAAGTTATCTTTCTTTCTTGTTGTAAAAGATGCCTCAATGTCCGGCGTGTTAAACTTGATACTCTCGCCCTTTGTTTCGTACTTTTCAGACGGTACTTTAAATTTTGCTTTAAGCAGCCATACGTAACGGTATTTACCACCCGTTTTCTTAGCTCTGAACCCTACAGCAACATACGGCGGCTCGTCCTCTTTTCCCGCCCATACTACGCTGTTCTTATCTACTGCCTGCCCCAGCAGCTCTGCCAGCACTTCCGGCGTAAGGTCTTTAATTCCCAGCTTAAGCGTTCCGCTTGCAAACTCCGTGACGCTCTCGCTTAATGTGTCGTCTGCATACAAGCTGCCGTCTGCTGTCTTTACGGATAAATCAGCGCTCATTGCCTCTGCCATTTTCTTAGGTGTCCCGTAGCTCTCTGCTCCGTCTGCCTCTGTGCATACGGCGTAATATAAATCTTTCAGTCCCAGTGTCATTGTTTAATCACTCCTCTTTCAAAATCTCGACTGTGATAGGCACTAACCAGTACCCCGTTTCTGTTTCGTAGCTTTCCGCGTCTATGCTGTTGATATAAACGCCTTCTGCTTTCAATACCTCTTTTGTCTTATCAAGCTGCGCCTCAAAATCGCCCTTATGGAAAAGCGTAACTCTATACATTTCCCTGCGCTCTTTCTCTTCGTCGTCTGCATTTACCGCAGGCGTACCCAGCAGCCGCAGAAACGTATAATATGCGTCTGGCTTATCCCGTCCAGTGTAAACGCCTCTCTGGGCTGGCAACCCTGCGCTTTCTAAAATCTCCTGTATACTCATTCGCCTGTTTCACTCTCCCATATACTGCGCTGTGCCTCTACTACCTTTTCGTGCGCCTTTTCGTTTGCCACTGTCATATAAGGGCGTGCAGCGTGGCTACTTGTGCCGTACTCTGCCACAAAGCCGATTGTTGCATAGCGCACCTTGCTTTTATCTCCTTTTCTGTCGTTTCCATGCTTTGCCCGTCCCTGTGGGTATATCTCTACGTATTTCTCCGTATCGTCGCCCTTTACGTCCGTAGCTTTTATGGAATTGATAAAACCGCCCGTTTCATTCAGTCCCATTGCCTGTGCCTCTGCTCTCTGTGCCTCTATCAGCACATCAGCACCAGCTTTAAGCATTTTGGGGACTGCCTCAACTGTAGCCGCCTCTCTCCGGCTGAAAGCGTCTATAATATCTTCCAGCCCGACTGTGTTAAACTCTCCCATGCTTACACCTCGTTTCTGTGGCGTAAATCTGTAAGCGTAAGCTCTATGGTGTCTGTTCCTGTATCGTAGGTCTTAAGTACAAAATAGCGCCGCCCGTTTACTTCTACTACGTCCTCGCCGCCATAATCTGCCTTGTGTACCTCGTACTTTGCCTCTACCAGTTTTCCTGTCTGCTGGCTCTTAAAATATTCACTGTACCCTACTGATTTTTTGTTACAGAATACAGTGCGGGTGCTTTCTTCCGGCTTTACTGCAAAGCCGTTTTTATTTACCCTGTTTTCTGCTGTTGTTTCTGCAATAAGTGTTAATTCGTCCAGCCACTCCACCGCTTTACACCCCACTTTCTGTGCTGTTGGTGTCCGTTTCGGACACTTGCGGCGCTGTGTTGTATTCTGCTGATAAAGATAAGCGCATTTTAAGTGCGTCGTATGACTTTCTAAATTGTTCCGCAGCATTGTTAAAACCAAACTCTGCCTTGCAATACAGTGTAATTGCTCTGATAATCAACCCGTCTGTCTCTTTTATCACTTTTACGCCGTCGTTTTTCATATCAGCTTTGCAGGCGGCTATACAGTCGTTTATTTCCTCTGTAATTTTCTCACTGGTGCTGCTGATGCGCAGCGCCGCCCGCATTTTCTCGGTTAATGTTGTGGTATCTGCTGCCATAGCCTGCACCCTCTTTCTCACTCTTCTATTACTGCTGCTACGCCTGCCTCTTCCAGAACTGCTGCACGTTCTCTGCTTACTGCGTATTCGTCCCCAGTATCCTTAATCTGGTTTAATTCCTTGTCAAGGAAACGACGCTGTGCTTTTACTTTTACCAGCCCTGCTGCTTTCTTTTCCTCTTCGGCTTTAGCTGCTGCCTCTGCCGCTGCCTTTTCCTCTTCGGCTTTGGCTGCTGCCTCTACCGCTGCCTTTTCCTCTTCGGCTTTGGCTGCTGCCTCTGCCGCTGCCTTTTCCTCTTCGGCTTTAGCTGCTGCCTCTGCCGCTGCCTTTTCCTCTTCGGCTTTAGCTGCTGCCTCTGCCGCTGCCTCGGCTGCTACTTTTTTGTCCTCTTCCGTAAGCTCGCTGTTGTCTGGTATATCTACCTCGACGGCTGCGCAGCGTGCAGCAATTTCTTTCTTTGTTCCCTCTGCATCTACGCCCAGTTGCTTTGCCAGCTCCTGCAAATCCTCTTTCTTATAGCTTTCCAGCTCTTTTGCGTCTAAGTATCCTTTCATGCTCTACCTCGCTTTCTTACACTGCTGTTACGCCCTTTTTAACTAAGATAATGCCCGCAGCGTCAGCTACTTTGCCGTCCACTACCATTAAGCACTTATTCTTAATCTTGTTGTTGTCGTGGTCTGTCCACTTCACTACCTGCATTTCCATGTTGGTATTGATAACGTAATCAGAGAAATTCATAAATACTGCGATTACGTCGCCCTCGTTTGCGTCGTCCCAACTCGGTAAAACGTCGTCCTCTACAGTTTCCACATTCTTACCCATGAAACGGTATGTTTCCTCTCCGTTTACGCCGTAGTTTGTGCGTCCAATAGGCTGCCCGTTCTTATCTTCCATACCGTCAATGCCAGTATCAAAAGTGGACTGGTTCATAACAAAGCTGCCGTTTCTGTACGCCTTTTTCATTTTGCCTTTTACCTTATGCCAGCCGTTCCAGCTTGCGTACTCTTCCGGTGTCAGAGTAATTACAGCTGTTACCCTGCTGTCTTTCAGAACGCCCAGCGGCTGCCCCTCGCCTGTACCGTTGAAAATGGCAATTTCAATAGCCTTTACCATTGCCTCTGTTGCCATAGGTACAAACAAATCAGTAAACATTTTCAGCGTTACTACATTCGCTAAAATGCTCTGGGAAATTTTGCACTCCAAACCGTAATAATTGAAAGTTACGGAATTTTTAGCAGATGCTTTCTGGTCGTCGCTGCTCTTTGCCTCTGTAATCCAGTGTGCAGTAGGCTTTAAGTCTGCAATCGGAATGGAAACGCCGCCCTGTACGTTAATCTTACGCACCTTTGCATAAATGCTGCCGTAGCTTTCCAGTTTCTTGATAATTTCATTCATAATAGTTGTCGGAATTACAGCGCCGCTGTCTGCTGTGGTGGTGGTTTCAGCTGCTCTGTACTCTGCCGGAATAGCAACGCCTCTGCATACATAATTCATAAACGCTTTTCTGTATGCCGTAGTGTCGTATTTGTCCTCTGGTTCTCCTGCTCCTGCGCCGCCTGCTCCCTTGAAATTTCTAAGCAGCGTGGTATCTGCTCCCGCTCCACCTGTCGGCTCTCCTGCTGCAATTCTTTCAAGCAGCTTTTTACGTTTCTCTGCCGCTGTCAGTAAAGCGGTACGCTCTTCCTGTAAGTCTGTTACCTCTGTTTCCAGTTTTGTAATTTCCTCGTCCGTAAGCTCTGCCGCTCTGGTGTTAAGCTCTTCTTTGATTTCGGCTAATCTTGCCTCAATTTCCTTTAATCTCATAGTCTGTGTTCTCCTTTTTTGTTTTGATTTTTATAAGCTCGCCTTAATCTTTAGTATTGCTGCCCGCCTCTTAAGCAACTCCTGCCGCTCCCGCTCATAACTCCTACTCGCAAAAGCACGGGCGCTTATTTCAGTATCGTTATTTGCCGGAATACTCACGGCTGATACATCATAAACCTTTTTGATTTTCAAAATTGTTCTTGTATGTGTTTCTCTGTCGTAGCTTTCCTCTGCCACTGTAAACGCCCATGACATTTTAGTAATCATTCCTGCGCTTATGTCTTGATACAGCCCACGGGCTAAGTCTGTCCGGCTTAAGTCTGCTGCCACGAAAAGCCCCTTTACGTCCGGCTCTAAAATCAGCGTATTATTTGACTGTCTGGCAAATACTCTGCCCTCATGGTCGTACTGCATGATAACGTCACTCATGTCTGCGCTGTCTAATGCGTGTGCGTCTATTCTTTCGTAAATCTTTGTGCCGTCCTCAAACTCATATAAAAGGTATGGCGCATTAAATGTAGTAGCGTAGCCCTCTACGTAGCACTCCGACTGTAAGCGCTTTTCGCCAGAACTCTGCGCAGCCAGAGGCGCTACCAGCGTTCTATATTCCCGCTCTTTCTTAACTGGCATTATTTACACCCTCTTTCTCTTCCTGTCCGTTCTGCGGCTCTTCTCCCGCTGCTGGTTCTGTCTGCTGCGGTACTTGCTGTATGATAACTGGCTGCTCACTTCCTTTGTGCAGTTCGCTTACCTCTGTATATTCCTTTCGGATATAATACTTTTCCCCGTCCTCAACGTGTGCCATGTTCCATATATCCATTACGCCGTTTCTGTTGAGTAGCGCACGGTCAAAAAGCTGTGTGCTTACGCTTAACTTTGTGGCGTTGCTGGCGTATTGTAGGCGGTTTGCAGAAAAGAAAATAGCATTGCCGCAGGCTCTTTCTCTCTCTGTAAAGCTCATATTTGTCATAACAAGCGATAGCTGTATTGCAAACGGCTCTATTTTCCCCTCGTAGTAAGCATTCCACGTATTTTCATCAAATTTATTTTGCAGAATATCCATATTTGTGCCAAAATGCGTGCATACATTTTCCTGTATGTGCTGCATCTGCAATGCGTTTGGCGTATACGGTTTGCTTTCTACCTGTTTCAGCTCACTAAACTTGTTATCATAAATAATCATGCCGCTATCGTTGTCGGCGCTTAAGTTATCCTCTGTAAAGCGTTTCCGCTCTTTCTTTATATCCTCTGGTTTCAGTATATTTGCCACCTTTGCCAGAAAGCGGATATTTGCCGAATTTTTTACAGCGTTTATAATTCCCTCATTCTGCGTATGTATCAACTGCATAGTTGGTGCAAGCGTGCTGTTGTCCTCTCCGAAAAGGTCGTCTTTATATTCAAAGTCTGTCATAATGCCTACACGCTCAAACTCAATAGCTCCATAGCTGCCATTTGCAAACAGATACCGTAAATATAATTGTCCCTCGCTCTCTACCACCTCGCAGCGTTCAGCCCGCAGCGGATACCAGCCACATAAGCGCCCGTATTCGTCCTCGATAGGTATAATAAAAGCGGTGTGTTCCACCGCTACATACGTTGCCAGACGCTTTATAAATTTTGTTGTATCCATAAAGTAGTTGGGTTTATGCTGCAATGTCTTTTCCAGCGACTTAAGGGCGCTGCCCTCTATCTCCGGCTTTAGCTTGCTGCAATGTGTGGCAAAATTATTTATAGCCGTTCTGGTCAAATCCATTTCATACACGCCGCCGCTAAAGCTGGTAAACGTCGGGCTGTATCCGTTCAGCATTTTGAAATAATTGCCTATTGCTTTTAATTCTTTGCCATGAAAAAGATAGTCTAAAAATTTCATGCCGTTTACACTCCTTTCTATGCGGCATTTTTAAGCAGCTCGCCGCACTCTTCCCAGTATTTCTGCCGCACGGTCATTGCATCTATGACAGATACAAAGCCGTCGATATGCGCCCGCTGCTCGATTTTTATAGGTCTGAATTTTCTTGTTTCCATGTTGTGCTTAAGCGCAACATTTAAGAAATGCGTCTTTAGTAAATTGTTGTCGGCAATCTTAAAATCGCCGTCTTTTATGATGCCCTCAAACTCCCGTATAACTGGTGTAAGGTTTTCGCCTTGGTAAACGTCGTCCATGTGAAAACCATAATTTGCCATATCGGTAATAAGGTACTGGGCGCTGTATCTGTCGTAGCCGATTTTCAACGGTCGTATGCCGTAATCTTCCAGCAGCATAGTAAACCAGCCGTAAACGTCGTGGTAATCTACGTAATTCTCGCCGCTTAAGGTTATCAGCCCCTTTTTAACGAATATGTCATACGGCACTCCGTCCGTAGCCTGTAAGTATTCCAGCCTGCCCCGTGGCATAAAGAACTGTGTAAACGCATACAGTGTACCGTCTTTCTGAATAACCACACTGGCTGCCGTTAAGTCCGTTGTCTGGCTTAAGTCGATACCGCCCACTGCGTAGCAGTCCCTAAAGTCCTCTAAGGTCTTTTCTACTCCGGCGTTCTCTACCGTCTGATATTCCAGCCATGCAATAGAGCTGTTCTGCTTGATATTGCAATACTTTGTAAGGAACTCTGCTTTTTTACTTAAGCTGCCCTCTGCTACGGCTATCTCGTCCATAAAGAAACTTTCTTTTACGGATACGCCCATGTTAGGGTTAGCCTTTTTCAGTTCGTCTATGTCGTTCCACTTCTCCACATCATCAATCATGTAAAGGAATGGTAATAGCCTGCGCTCTTTGCTGTTTCCTTTCAAGAAACTTGTGCTACGTTTCATTAGTTCATCATAAATACTGTCGTTGATATATCCGGCAGTGCTTATGCTCAATATCATAGGTTGAGTACGTGCGCCTAAAGCGGATTTCATAACCTCATACTGCTTTAGTCCAGCGTCCCCGCTCCATGCTGCCATTTCATCACATACCACAAGCTGCGGGTTAAATCCGTCTGACTTCTTGGCATTAAAAGCAATCGGTTTTATTACCGTGTTGCTCTCCGCAATATAAATATCGCTGCGCCGTTTCTTTGCCAGCTCCGCTAACTCGTCCTCTGCCTGTACCATTTGATAAAATCCGTCATACACCAGCGCCGCTTGGTCTAATTTCGGCGCTAAGCAGTATATTTCTTGTCCATACTCTGGCTCTAAGTACGCCATATATGCAATAATCGCAGATGCAAATAAACTTTTTCCGTTTTTTCTGCCAATTACAATAAAAATTTCACGGAAAATACGTATTTTTTCTGCGTCCTGTATGCCAAAAATAACAGAAACTATGGCTTTCTGCCATAGCTCCAACTTGATTAAATCATTACGTCCCTTGCTGTGGTGGCAAAAGTTCTCTATGAACCGTATAGCCTTATTCGCAGCCTTTGCATTAAAAAAATACTCCTGCTTTTGCAGCCCGTTTATAATGATTTCGTATATTTTCTTTATCCATTTTCCCGCTATGATTTCGCCGCTTGTAATCTTTGCGTGGTACTCATAGATATAATTTCGATAAGGCGGCAATATTGCTTACTCTTCCCGCAAAGCCGCCAGCCTGCTTGTCTTTCGTTTCGCAGCTGGTACTAATTCCGTAAGCTGCTTAATCACTGCTGCATAGTTCTTACTAAGCGCTATGTAGGTTTCTGACTCTGGGCTTTTCTTTGTTCCCCACTGGTTCTGCCCGTTCTGGTACTCACTCGTCCAGCCGTCTTTTTCAAGTTTCGCCTGCAAGTCGTCCAGCTCAATGCTCATAAATGCAGCCTTTTCTATCAGCGGCGTTACTAATTTTCTTTTGTTTTCGTCTAAGTCCTTGAAAATTCCCTTAAGTCTGGTCTTTTCGGTCTTTATCCTCTGTTCTTTGGTTTTCTCTTTCTTTGTTGCCATTCCTTTACCCCGCTTTCCATTCCTGCGCCGCACCACACCCCCTACACCACCCGTGCGCACGCCCGTAGGGTAATTTTAGGGTATCCCCCTCGGTATTCGCCCCCTTTAATTATTTTTCTGATATGGGGGGAGTATGCCGCCGTTCTCGTCGAACCGATACCGCTTATGCCTCTCCTGTTTGTGGTGTTCCTTGTTGTGGCAGTCTTGGCACAACGCCTCTAAGTTATCCCAGCACAACGTAACGCTTATGTCGTTTATGTTCTCTCTGTTAAGCCAGCGCTTATGATGCACTATCTTTGCAGGCTGCCCGCAGCGTTCACAAATATAATCTTGTGACATTAAATAAGCGGCTCTGGTTTTTTCCCATGCCGCTGATAAATAAAAACTCTTAGCCCATGCTTTCATACTGTCCCCTCTCTTTCTTCATTCCCCAGCGCCCTAAGTTTCATGCGCTGGGTGGAGGCTAAAGAATGAATAGAAAAAGAGTAGGTAACTGCTGCCGCACATGGCTTAAGCTATCGCCTATTCATTTCATGCTACCATTGTATCTCTTTTGTTTTCCCATGTAAACACCACGTTTTTACCATTACTTTACCACGCCAGCTGTGCGCTCTTCATCAATCCCCCACAATAATACTGACAGCTCATTTATGATACCTGTTACCCAGCGCCTCGGTGTATTCTTTCCTGTGTCCAGCTGCTCTGCAATTTCCGCATAGTCCATGCCCTGCATGAAATACATTTCAAAAGCCTTGTACTCTACGCCTCTGCCTGCTGCCTCTCTACGGCGTTCTATCTCTTCTACCGCCTTGTCTATATGCGCTGTCATTATCAATGTCTTAAAGCGTGTGCGTCTGATACTCTCTAAGTATGTACGCTGCTGCTCGTCCGTCATACCCTTAAGCTCCAACTGCTGCCCGTCGCTTATTGCGTTCTCGATATGGAAAACCGCATCACGGTAGCATTTCATAAGCGTAAAAGTGTTGTGGTATTTCTCTTTCTTTCGCTCCTGCTTTTCCTGTCGTTTCAGTTCCGTTATTGCAGCCTTTGCCTGTTTCTGCATCAGCTCTGTTAATTCGCTTTCGTGCAGCTGTACCCAGCTTTCAGCCTCTGGCGGCATTTCTACCCCTGTTGCCGCTGTTGTCTTTGTTTCTTCCTGCTCCATGTTCTGTACCTCGCTTTCTGTTAATTAAACGGCAGCTCTTCGTCTGCTCCCTCTGGGATATTCATAAACCCGTCACTCTCCGGCAGCTGCTGCCCTCTCGCCTCTGCCTCTGCTTTGCTCTCTCCAAATCCTACGCTATTTGCCACAACCTCTGTGTAATATACCTTGCTGCCCGTGCGCTGGCTCTCGTAGCTGCCTGTTTTAATCTTGCCCGTAACCTCTGCCCTGCTGCCTTTGCTTAACCATTTCTGCGCCCATTCCGCAGTACGCCCGAAACACTTAATATTTATAAAATCTGTGTCTTTCCCGTCGTCTACCGCAAGCGTAAAGCGGGTAATAGCTGTACTGTTGTCCTGCCCGCCATATCTAAGCTCTGGCTCTCTTGTAAGCCGCCCTGTAAGTGATACATTATTCATTCTCTCTGCCCCTCTCTTCCAGTTTGTCCAGTTTTGAAAATATCGCCAGCAATTCCAGTGCTATTATACCCAGTAATATATTCGTCATTTTCTACCGCCTCGCTTTCTTCCCTTAATCCAGCTGCCACATTGCTAAACGCCGCCGCTACGCTCTCGCAGAATGTCGCCAGTACTGGCTTTATGCTCTTTACCCAGCTGTTAATAGCTGCCGTCAATGTTTCTGCCACTGTTGGCAATGTTTTATTTATCTGCCTTGCCATTTTTCTTGCAAGCCTGCGCTGTTTTCGCTTGTCCAGCTCTAACGGCGGGTTTACTCCGTGTTTTTTCTTGTAGTTCTTTTTCCACTGTCTGTATTTCACTGCTTACGCCCCTTTCTCCATATCGCATACGGCAATATCCATACTGGCGCTGTTATTATCAACACCGCTTTTGCTGCGCATATCGTCACAAATACTGCTACGTCTACTGCTGCCTGTCCAATTTCTTCCACTGCATCTACTATGCCGTCCATATACTCAAACATTTACTACCCCGTTTTCCTGCTTAATCTCAATATTTCTGCCGCCTCGCTGCTTTATGATTGCCTCTACGTGCAAGTATGCAGGCAGCATAACCACGCTGCCTGTTCGTAACTGATATTCTACGCTTTTCCGCATCTTCTCGTATTGCTCTGCCTTGCAAAACACCGTACAACCCAGAATAATTGTAAATACCTGTGCTTTCTTCTTTTTCCGCTGCCGTCTATTCATGTTCTGCCCCGCTTTCCGTGTCCGTTTCGGACACCTTACCTGTATAGTCTGTTACTCTGATACCCAGAATACAGTAGCCCTCTGTAAGCCCTGTATAATCTTCCAGCATATAAATAATATCTGCATCAATCGTGCGCCCTGTGTGCTTACCGTCCTTAAATTCCAGCATTTTAAGGCTGTCGCCCTGTTTGTATCCTCTGTCATTCTTCCGTAGCTCAAAGCTCTTTTTTCCGCTTATTACGTCCTCGTAATAAGATGCCACTATCTTTAATTCATGTTGCTTATGCTCTATATTCCCCTCGCTTGGCAGATGCTCCATTTTTTCTGTGTCTGCCCGCTCCTGCAATTTTTTCTTTGTCTGGCGGTCTATAGCGTCCTGCTCTTCGTTGTATCGCTGTTCGTCTGTCTTTTCAGCCTCTGCCTTATTTATGTACTGGTCGCATTTCTGGCACGTTCCCGTTTTTACGTTACAGTCCTTGTATTTCTGGCAGGAATAGCACAAAGATGTTATGCTTTCTGGGTGCGGTGTTTCGTAATCGTCCCCCGCCTTTTTCTCTGCTACCTTTTCCGCTATTTCCTTTGCCCTCACATTTTCGCCCGCTGCTGCTTTTTCCGCTATTTCTTTCTGCTCGTCCTCGTCCAGCTTGGCTGCCTCGTATGCAGCAGTGATACCTAAATTGCCCTCTTTCAGCTGCTCTTTAATCTCCGGCGTGGCGTTGTTGTTGATTGCGTCCATTCTGGCTACGTTTGTGCTGCTCTCATTTATCATAGCCGCCACTAAATCACGCATTTTGCCTCGTATCTCTAAGCCGTCCTCTTCCTTGGCTCTGATAAGTGCAGCTTTGGTGCGCTCTACTAATCTGGTTTTTTCATAGGCTGTAAGTTCCTGCGTATATCCGTTGCCCGCCAATAAGCGCAGCTCATACATTGCCTCGCTCATATCCATAAAGCGGTAAAGCACTTTCTCATACTCCTTATGCCCCCGCTCTAAGTTCAAAATATTTGCCGCATTACGTCTGTGTCCGTCGATTATACGGTATTCCCCGTTTACTCTCGCCAATACTGTAGGCTGTTCCTGTCCTACGTGTAAAAAGCTGTCTGCCAGCTCTTCTATGTTCTCTAATTTCTGGTGCGTATTCTCCTGCGCTGCCTTTACCTCGTAAGGGCTTAAATAGATTTCTTTGTATCCCTCTGTCTGCGCCTGCTGCCCCGCTGCTTTTGTCTTTGCATTCAAAATATCGTTAATACCAAACTTTGCCATATTCTTTACCTCGCTTTCTTAGCTATAATCTCTTGCGAACGTTTCCGCAAATCCTCGTTTAAATGTGTCCCAGTCCTCTTGTTTTCCTACTCGGTAGTATTTAATTATCTGCTTGTGCTTTTCATACGTTCTGCCTATGCAGATACCTAATCCTCTATCTTCTTTTATCCAGAATATACGTAAAGTTTCGTGCATTTCGTGAAAGCTGCTTTTGTACGCCTGCCTGCTTTCCACTCTCTCAATGCAGTATGTAAAAAAGTCGTTCCAGCTTTCCGTTGTCATTTCCTGCATATACTCTGGGTAAGAGTTGTATTTTGAAAATGCCATATTGCTACCTCGCTTTCCCTGTATACGCTGTTACAAATTTCTTGTACCCCTGCGCCGCTCCGCAGCACGGGCTATACTCATAAATCGGCTTACGCATGAAAGTATTTTCTGCTACTTTCTTGGAATACCGAATAATACCCAAAATATTAAAATCTGTCTTTTGTTCCAGCCACTCTACGCCTGCCGCCTCGCCGTCTGTGTTCTGGTATGACGTAATCAGCACGCCTGCCAGCTTTAATGCTGGGTTAAATGCCTTTGCGTCCTCTATCTGTTCTGTCACAATGTCCAGCCCCTCTAAAGCGTCCTCGTCCACTTTTACGGGTACTATTACCTCGTCCGTGATTGCCAGCGCATTTATGACATTAAGCCCAATATCCGGCGGGTTATCAATGATACAGTAATCATAAAAGCCACCCATAATGTCTGCAAATCTCTTATAGCGTTCTGTCTGGTTCTCGCTGTCCTCTTTTGTCAAATTCCACGTAGCCCCAAAAAGTGACATATTCGACGTAACAATATCTATGCAGCACTGCTGCCCTACGTAATCTGTATTCTGTATCAGCTCTGTTGCTCCCTGCCAGTCCCCAGCCAGCAACCTTGTAACTGGTGCTACGCTCTCTGCGTCGTATCTGCTATACGCCTTGCTTAAATTCCCTTGCTTATCATTGTCAATCAGCAGCACCCTGTAACCTCTCCTGTAAATCTCATACGCCATGTTTGCCGCTGTAAAGGTCTTGGCTACGCCACCCTTTAAGTTCAAAATGCTTATTGTTTTCATTCTTTGCCTCTCTTTCCTGCGTCGCCTCTAACGCATGGTTACTGTTTCCTGCTCTTTTGTAAGCTCGTCTGAATGTAATAAATACTGCTCTATCAGCTGCGCTGCTGGCTGCCAGCCATAGCAGACGGCGGTATAATAGCCCTGCTGCCGCAGATACTCTAACCACTCTTTCTGTTTCTTGGTCGTCGTGTTCTTGCCTGCCTTAAGCTCTATGTAAAGCCCATGATACCCAGCCCGTGCAGCTGGTAGCATAATATCCGGCACGCCAGCCTTTACGCCCTGCCTCTTAAGCGCCACCGCTGTTGCTGCATCACGTTTGCCGCCGTTTGGCACATGATACATATATTGCAGTTCCGGCATAAGCCCTGTTCTGTATGCAGCCCAGTTAAATAATGCCTCTTGATGCCCGCTTTCGTCGTCCAGTCTAAAGTTTCTCATTTTCTCGCCTCGCTTTCTGCTTAAATTCTACATACTGGCAAATTCTGAAAAGCAGCCCGTCCTTATGCGGCTTGCTGTTCTCTATCACCAAAAGCGTTATTGTTTCCTCGCTTTGTAGTCCCACATTTCCCAGTACGTCCCAGCGGCATATATCGTAATATCTGCACCGCAGGCAGCAGCGCTTACAGTCCTTGCCTTTCTGGAATAACCAGTATTTAATTTTTTCTATCATGTTTTCTGCCCTTTCTGCTGCCGTTGTTTTTTCAGCTCTCCTGCTGTTCAAAAATAGCCGCCGCAATTCTAAACGCCAGATATGCTGCCACAATCAGCGCCAGCAGTCCGGCTATTATCAACACTGCTGCAATGGCAATGCCCTTGATTATCTGCATTTCAGCCCCCCTATCTGTTATTTTTACTAAGGTGTATCTTAAATACCCGTAGCCGTAATACTCTGGGCTATGTACTCCCATGCTCACGCTATTCTTGTCCACGTAATAGCCCTTTATTGCTTTTGGCTCTTTCTTGAAATACTCACGGTCTGAAATTATGTGATACTCTGGCTCTGGTCTTACTAAATTCTTACTGCAATTCCAGCGCTTACCCTGTAATGCTCCGTCAGTACCCTTTTTATGCGTTCCTGTGTACTTGATTAAATAACTTGCCAGCTCCGCATAGTTGCCGCTGTCGTCCAGCGGGAATACCTTAACCCTGTTATGCCCCTCGTATGCCTTATACCAGCAGCGCTGTAAAATCTCTGTGTCAATTTTATTTACTACAAGATGGTGATGCCTCGCACCTTTCTTGCCTATCTCCATAACGTGTATGTATTTGAACTCTAACCCTGCTTTTCTGTACTCCTTTCTGCACTCCCTCAAAAATACGTCTATGTCCTGCCGCATCTGCTCCGGCGTTCTGTCCGGCTCTCCTTTCCTGCGGATATAGTCAAGCACTAAATGGTAGTCCCCATAGCCATAGTTTGCATTTATGAGTATCCTTAACTTTCTCTCTGCCTGTCTGGTGTTTACTTTCTCCTGCTCTTCTTTTGTTGGCTTTACTTTATCCCCTCTGCTGATACCTTTCTTTTTGTATCTGCTGGTAAAGTACCTCTCTATCTCTATCGTATTTCCCGCTTTTGTTACCCTCTCTACGTATGGCATATATCTACCTCTCTGTCGGTTCGTTAATACTTTTATCAAGTGTTAAAACGGGCTGCCTGCCCGTTAAATTTCTTGACTTTGTGCCATACATAGCTTATAATTTTTATAGTATTTCAAAGCTGTATAGCTTAGCGCCTATGGTGTTTCCCCACCGTAGGCGCTTTTATTTTTTCATGTTTCCTGCCGCTCTCTTATGCGGCTTAAGGCATACTCATAAGCCCGTCTGTACGGCTCTCTGCAATCGTAGCCCGTGCAGCTGTATAATTTGCTGCCCTTGCAAAATTCGCAGCTATGCAGCTTTGCGTAATCGCTCGCCGCCCTCTCCTGTCGCTTTTCCTCATATTCCAGATGCCGTTTAATCTGGTTTGCATCTATAACCGCAATTCCCAGCATATTTGCTGTATGTATTTCTCTGTCCATTCCCTCTGTTATGCCGTATTTCACACCAGCAATAACAAAATCGCAGCCTTTCAGCAGTGCAAGCCCCGCAGCCATGCCCCTTGCCCGCTCTTCCGGCTTTTTATCGTCCATACACTGCGTCATATATAAATGCGGCGTAATGGGTGCTAAGCCCACCTCTAATGCCTGCCGTGTCAGCTGCTGCGCATAATCTATGTTTCTGTCCAGCTCTGCGCCGTCTTTCGCCCTGTATGGGCTGCATATATAAACCTTTCTCATTCTTTGCCTGCCTCTCCTGTTTCTTTCTCAATTCTCTTGCTTTCAATTTCTGCCAGTTCCTCTGCCATGTGCATAACGTCGTCTGTACTCTTTTCTGTCAGAAAACCGCAATGCTTACAGCAAGCGCCCCAGCCGTAAACCATGCTTAATAACTGCTCTAATTCCCGCTCGGTTTTCATTTCCTTTAAGCCGGAAATAAGGCTTACCAGTCCTGTTACTGCGTGCTGTCCCAATTCTCCACCGCCGCCCTGTATCGGTATCTCGATACGGTGCGCCTTTACTTCTCCCTTGCTATTCATTTCTACTTTTACTCTCATTTCTTGCCTCTTCCTTTCTTCTAATCAGCCGTACTGATACCTCGTAAGCTGTGCGCTGTTCTCTTTCTCCTGTAGCTGTATCAAGTACCTTTTCATACTGGCGGCTCTGATACCGTCCCAGCAGCTCTACAGTGTCGCCCTGCTGCCACTGCGCCGCCTCGTCTGCCTGTCCCTGCCAGCAGATGCATGGTAAATAGCAGCTGCCGCCTGTAATCTCATTTTTTACCTTTACCGTAATATCAGTAATGTGCTTGCCTCTCGGCGTTTCTCTGTGTGTTGGCTTATTCGCTATAATGCCTCTTACTGCTACCTCGTCCTGCTCTACTGCCTTTTCTGATACCGCCACAAAATCTGCCAGAATATATACCAGCAGTCTACCGCTCTGGAAGTCCTTAAGCGTCTGCACCTTGCCTGTCATTAAAAGCCTGCTGCCCTCTACAAATTCCTGCATAACGTCAAATTCTATGCCGTTGCAAGCCTTGTATGGTACGTCCTCTGCAAATACTACCGTTACCTCGTCCGGCACGCCGCTTGGTCTTACTGTTTCCAGCTTTGCCATATAACCACAAAACGGCAGCCCGCATAGCTGCTTAATTTCCTTAATCTGTGTAAGCGTTCCTACCAGTCCCGCTGCATTTCCCTTGATACCGCCACCTGTAAGCTCGTCCATGATTGCAGTATCTAAATCCCGTAAAAAATCCGGCTTTTTTGTCATACTTCCTGCCCTTTCCTTTCTTATATGTAAATGGTGTAGTAAAGCGACATCTGCAAATCACTAAACTTATACTGTGCTGTCTGGTCTGGCTCTAATGGTTTCATAAGCCCCAGCTCTTCCCAGCGTCTGTGCGTTATCTCCGGCACTGCCCTAAACTTCTTTACCTCATGCTCGCTGTATTTTCGGTATTCCTCGCTTATCTCATGGTCTGCAAACGGTTTGAACACTGCCAGATACCCTACGTAAACGTCTGCCCCGCCCTCGATAATGCGCAGGCGGTCTGAACTTTCCAGCGTGCCTATAAATTCCTTTACTGTCACTGTCTGCCTCTCCTACTTCTCCGGCATTTCGTACAGCCTCGGTATTACTGCTGCAAACGGCTGTACGTCCATGCCGCCCCTTATTACAGCTGCACCGCCAGCCGTAAGCAGATAGCTTACACGCGCTTTCTGTATCTCGTCCAGCATCTCTAAGCAACGCTCTTTTGTGGCATACTCTCCGATTTCCTCTAAACACCCGTCACTTATGCAAATTACGTGGCGCTTTTTGTCTGCCTCTGCGCCGCCTCTCTTTTTCTTTATGTCCTCGTACTCTCCATACTCTACGCAGGCGTAATTGCCGCCCAGTCTATACAGCTTTTCTTTATTCTGGCTGCGTATATATACCTCGCTCATTGCCTTTATCTCCTTGCCTCTATGTTTTCCATTTCAGAAATGCAGTTTGACGGTATCAGCTCATAAGCTGCCGCCTCTATTTCTGTAAGCGCCTCTTTATACTCAATGTATCCCCACGCCTGCCGTGCTATCTCTGGTACGTTCTGCCGTTCCTCAAAATTTTCTATATGCAAAATCTCGTTTCCCTGCGGCTTTGGAAATGTTCCCAGTGATAACGGGCGTAAAGGGCTGTAATATCTGTGGCTCATTCTCCCGCCCCGCTTTCCTCTTTATGTTCTTGGTAGCCCTCTAAGTATCCTATTGCCTCTACGTCAATGTCCTTGCCGTCCTTACCGTCGTTGTTTATCCGAATTTTTCCGTAGTAGGCATAAATACAGCAGCCGTCATAGTCGTATACTCTTATGCTGCCCTCTGCGGCTGCCTCTGGTGTTTCAATAACCAGCGGCTCTGCCTGCTGCATCTGCGCTGCTACCTGTTCGTCTGTTACTGGCTCGCTGTTCTTTCCTCTGTACCAGATAGCCAGCATAAACAAAATGATTGCCAGCACGCCTGCCGCTATAATGGCTGCGCACTGCATCAGTTTTTTAACTGTCTGTCGTTTCTGTTTTCTCATAGTTTCAGCCTTTCTTTTTCCTCTTCCCAGTCAAAACTTGTGCAGGCTATGCAACGCTTGCAGCGTTCTATAGGCTCGTCGTCCCCGTCGTATGAAAATCCCAGACAAGCGCCGCCGTCCATTCCGGCTACGCCGCATTTTTTCTGCAAACTGCATTTTTTAATACGCTGCTTTATTCGGCACTCTTTACATATAACCCTTTTTCCAGCTGTGCAGCCTTGCAGCCTTACAAAATACTTAGCCCATTCTCTGCTTATTCCTATACCCTCGCTTTCCCAGCCTGTTACCCACTCGCCGCATACGTCGCAATGTACCCGCGTTGTTACTGTCCTTGTTATTCCCATGTCTACCCCTTTTTTGCCTCAAAATAGTAGTTGTCTACTATCAGCATTTTTTTACCGAAAAGACACACAAGCCCCAGCGGTACGGTAATAACCGCTATTGTTATGTCGCCCTCTGTCGCCCATACTGCCAGCACGGTAACTGCCAGCATTACAAGCCCATAGGCTTTCTGCTTAATGAAATACCAGCGGCGGGCTTTCTTTTCTTGCTCCCGCTGTCGCCTCTGCTCTTTTTTCTTTCGCATATCTTCCATTGCATCTGCGTAGCCTTTCTGGTATGCGTCCTCTACTATCAATGCCTCTGCTGCCATTGTCTGCCTCTCTTCCTTTCGGCGGCGCTCTCTGCCTTTCCATGTGTGCCGCTCTCCTGTTCTGGCGTTTGGTTTTACCATGCGGGCTGCTTTTCACATTAAAAAGCAACTGAAAACCTGTTGACCGTCCACATACTTTCTGGCTGGTATGACCGCCGCTATTTTTTCATGGTATACAGATTGCAGCTATTAGCCTGCTGCCCTCTGCCGCAGGCTCGCCATGCCTGCTACACAATGTGCCGTGTGGGATTTGAACCCACGACTTGCCGCTTATGAGGCGGCTGCTCTAACCACTGAACTAACGGCACTCATGGTACGGTTTTATCAACCGCACGCCTTTTCTAATAAAATGTTAAATACCCTGTCTTTTAAGGTCTGCATTTCTCCCCTAATTTTGCTTATTTCCTTGTCTTTTTCCTTTAGCTCCCTCTCTAATTCTGCTATCTTCTTTTCGTATTTCTCCTTTTCCTGCATTTCTATTACCTCGTTTGCATTTATTGTTTTTTCCTCTGTTTTTTTCTCTTCCGTATTTACCATTCTTCTGTATGATTGCTGTGGGCGTTCATGGTCTTTTAATTTGACTGGCTCTATATTTTTCTCTATTGCTTTCTTAAGATATTTGAAAATGTGTGCTATTACGTCCACCGTCCAGCCATTTCCAATAGCTTTATATCTTTGTGTATTACTTACCCCCTCTGTGTAATTGTCTGGCAGTGTCTGCAAACGCTCACACTCTAAAGGCGTCAGTATGTAATACTCTGTATCTGAATACTTTATATTTGTCGCACCCGAATTGCTTATATTCTGTGCAGTTGTTAAAGCTCTACTTTTTTGGTCTAATGTTTTAACTTGCGACCATGCTTTTTTATGTGCTAATGTTCCCTCTTCCTTTGCCATCATCCGCTTATAGCACTCGTACTCTTTTTTCTCTTCTCTTGGCTGTACTATATCTCTAAGAAAAATTCCCTTATCTTCTGGCTGCTTAATGTCTGGTATGTTTGTCCAGTACAGTCTTTTTCTTTCCTGTGCCGTTAATAGATTGGAATTTATATAAATAGGCTCTACACCCATAATGCCTGTAATTATGTCTTGGTTTTCTTTTGTCATGGTTGCGTTATTTTCCAATAAAAACCATTTTGCCTCTGTTTCGTACAAAGCCCTTACATAATCAAAAAACAGTCTACTTTCTTCTCCCTCTAACCCTTTTCTATTTCCGCAACTGCAAAGGTTCTGGCATGGGCTGCCACCAATTAAAATGTCTATTTTTCCTTTGTACTTTGTAAAATCTTCCTTTGTTACGTCCCCCCCTCGTACGATTTCTGGATAATTCTTTTTACTGATTTCTATTGCATTATGTTCTATTTCGTAAGCTATGTATTTATCTACCTCTATTCCTGCTCTTTCAAGTGCTACCATTCCACAGCTTATCCCATCAAACAAACTCAAAACTGTTATACCCATGTTTTACTCCTTTCCTTATAATGCCTGCTGCCCCGCTGCTGCTGTGTAGGTTTTCAGTGTGGCGTTGCAGCGTTTGAACTCCCTATAAATTGTGTCCCTATGTGTTCCCAGTACCTCTGCAATATCGCTTACACTGCTGCCCTGCTTACTCATAGCCTCTATGGTCTGCCTGTCCTCGTAATGCAGACGCTTGTACTTTCGTTTCGCCATGTTCTATGCTCCTTTCCGTCCTCATTTGCTTTTATGGTAAAAAAATAAGCGTGTCAGGGTTTTTACGCTCTGCACGCTCTTCTTTTCTGCTGTTTCCTATAAAAAAGAAAATCGGCAGAGGCTCTATAACCTCTTGTCGATTTTCATTCTAAAACTTATCTTTTTTGCTGACCGTTCAAGCGACAGCTTTAATAGATTACCACATCGCTGTGATATTGTCAACAACTTTTTTCACTTTCTGATCTTCCGCCTCCGCGTCTTCAGATAAGTTTTTCTGTTGTCTCCCGCTATCCGATCGTTTACAGTTCCCATTCTTTGGCTGTTCCGCCTCCGCGTCTCCAAAAGTCTGTTCCTGTATTTCGTATAGCCGTCATCAGCGACAAGTGATATCCTATCATGTATGGAAGTAATTGTCAATGTTTTTCTTGTTTTTTATTTATTTCAGA